CCTCTAAGAATATGCGTCTTACCAATATTGGTAATGAGTGCAAATTGTGATAAAGAAATATCATCTTCTTTTTTATGAAATCCATAAGTTTTACGGATTATAACATCAAGGCATTGACGGGCTTCTCCTGATATTCTGATACCAGCAAGAGCCTCCATTGTCTCATTAGCTATTTTTGTAAAACCGTTTTCAGTTTGAGGTGAAGCCATAAATTTACAATTAAAAAACCCTTTTCCTGCCTAACAAGTTTACATCGCTAAATGCCATACTTGGTTTACAAGAAAAGGATTTCTTAATTTTAAACTTAGCGATGTAATCAAATGGCATATTTTTTTACTTTATACCCTTAGTATATCATTAAAGATTATTACTTGTCAAGGGTTAATTATTGTATTAAGAATTTTGGGGGATTTTATTGTCCTAAATATTCTTCTTTTTCTTTATTACAATTAGAACATTTATAAATTACAATATAAGGAGCAGTAGATTTAAACCACTTCCAGTTATGTATTCCCATTTTGCATAAAAAACTCATACTTTTTATTTGTTAATTATTATTCACTATTTGCTGGCAAAGAAGGAATCGAACCCTCACAGCTCTCCAGAGCTCAACCAGCAAGTAATAAACAATTATTCACTAGAAGCTGGCGGTAATGGTTGTTTCTCAGTCCTTAAGACGGTTGCCTTAACAATAACTTATAACAGAGCCATTAAATACTCGCCAGGTCTTAATGAACAATATTATTCACTAGAAGCTTAATAGAGGTATATATTAATTAGACTTATCCAATGTTTCCAAAGGCATAAAATTCTAATCGCCCATAGACTAAACACTCATACGAATATACTGCATTGAGATAGCTATGGCACTCTATTAAGCTCTTAATGAACGATTATTTACTTATTAAAGGCTGGATACAAGACTAGTTTTGCTTAATTGACACGGAGGTCAACGTTTAGCTTTGGTAATCTTATAAAAGCCTGATGTAGTTCCTAGTATGCTACAACCTTTAATAAGCAATAAAAAAACATCTTACGTTTTAGTATTGCCTTGTTTTCCGATAGGAGCATTGAATGCTTTTTCTATGCTCCAATTTTTCATAAAAAAATCTTATACAAACTATTGGCATCAACTGGCAACCTGCGAAGGAAAATCCAGTTAAATTGGCGAACAAATCCGCCCGCCAATAGTCTATATAAGAAATCTTCGCAGGTTTGTACGGTTGTATCCCAGAACTTATAACTCTACTAATACCTTAACACACCTTTAAAATTAATGCAACCCCCTTAAACCTTAACAATATTTGACTTTTTAAAAGTCTTATGGTAGACTTAAATCAGATGCAAAGTTTTATTCTAATAATTGGGTATAACTTGTGCGTAAGTCAATCCGCCTAAAAGGATTTGAAATCAGAATTGCCTAAATATCTCGCTGTTTGGTTTACCATAGGCTTCGCCTTAGACCCTTTGTATGGTTGAATGTTTGGACAATTTTGTGTTTAAATTCTTAATACATTTTCCTCCTTAATGGGTGGATATTCAGAACCTCCTTTCTTTCCTACCTTAACCTTATTTGAGGTGGGAAATGTGTTAAAAATATATGGCTTGTCAACAAATAAACTTAATATTTAGTTAGTGGACGCTATTTTTGGCGTTTTTTTTTATGATAATAAGCACCTTTCCCCAATTAGCAGCACTTTTATCAGTAGTATTAGGATTTCTTATTTTAAATAGTTATCTTAGAAGATAAATTAGAAGATGAAAAAGAATAAAAAGAAAAAACCCATTAAGAGAACCATTAAAAGTTTTAGCGACCTTAAGAAATTAATCAATATATTTAGGAGTGAGAAGGTTTAAAGGAAATAAACAATAACACATGCACCTAATATAATTAAAGCACTTCTCCAACCTATCGCCCTAAAAGAATAAACAGGATTATTAGTTCTATAAGATTGTTGATATTTGTTCATAAGATTATTAGATAAGTATCTATCTTAATTATACACCCGATAGGAATAGGTGTCAACCCCTATTACATATTAATAAATAGCTAAGGTTAGCATAGGCAAAATAGTTTATGCACAGGGTAAATATGAATATAACAAAAACTTGTAAATACTGTGGAAATCCTTGCATAAGAAGATATAATGAAACAAGCAGAGATTGGAATAAAAGAAAATATTGTAGCACTAACTGTGCTAATAAGGGCTTAATAAAAATAAGGATTAATGAAGATTATAAACGAGGTAGTTTCTTAGAATATTTAAAGGAACATAAACATAAAAACATTAACTTTACCCAAATTAAGAAAATAAGTGGTTGGGGATATTAAATAGTATGGAATTATCAACTTTGCTTAAAATAAAATTAGATACTACTAAAGAACAAGAAGAGTATGGCAGAAAAATGTTTGAATTTGAAACTCAACACGGCTTACCCCCTGAAATGTTTAGAGAAGAAGTAATCAAGAAAATAGATTTAACTCAAGATGACTGGATAAAGATAACAGGATACTATCTTGAACTCTTAACAGACCATAAAATTAAAAGTGGAATGGACCTTATGGGAGAAAGCCACCTTAAATTAATAGAAAGAAATAAAAAGATAATTATTAATATGTTAGAGGGTAAAGAATTAGAAACTATATAACTATATGCCTATAAAAACATTAAAAGGAGCATTTAAAACCGTAGTCCGTAGAGAAGGAACAAGAAGAAGAAAGAAAGCCACTAAAGAAATGCGTAAAACCTTAGTAGAGAAGAAAACATCTAAGGAGTTTAAGCGTAAATACGGTAGAGAGTTTGTTAAAGACCCTAATGCTTTATTTAGAATAGATAGATTAAGAAAGAATAAAGTTATGCGTGGTGTTAAAAAGAGTTTAAAGATTAGAGGCTTATAATAGTATGACCTTAAAAGAACAAGTAATAAAATCTAATAACTACTGGAACGATGTTCAAAGTCATATAAAGGACGGAACAGAAGGAATTAATGAAGAAATGCTAAAGAACCAAATAAGAGAGTTAAGTAATATATTATTTAAGATAAAATGATATAGGTGTTAACCCTTACTATTTAAAGAGCTTAGAAAGGCTTAGGTGGTGTAGTTTAAAACATATAAATATACAACTGTCAATTAACTAAGATTAGATAACAATTAATGATTAATCATTATGCCTATTGGAGGTAAAAGAGAAGGTGCTGGAAGAAAGACTATGGAAGAAGAAGCTTTGAATATAATAAAGAAAAGAAATGCAGAGGAGTTAGCGAATGATTTGATTACTGGACACCTTGGATTAACAAAGAAAGATGATAGGCAAGGCGTTAAAGAAATAGCGTTGCCTGTTTATCTTAAATCAAAAGCAGATATTAAAGAACATAAAGGAAAGGTTACTATAGAAACTATAACTGGAATGGAAATATCAAAAGATGAAGATTAAATTTAACACTAAAATTGATAAGCAAATTAAAGCCGCAGAGTATTGGATAGATAATACAACAGAACAATTATTATACGGTGGAGCTAAAGGCGGTGGAAAGAGTTATTTAGGGGCTTCATTGATATTTGGAGATGCTTTAATATATCCTGAAACCCATTATTTTATAGCTAGACAAGAATTAGTAGACCTTAGAAGTTTTACAGTTCCAACTATATATGAAGTATTCCAAAACTGGAAGTTAATAGCAGATGATTATTTTAAATTTGATGGACAGCTTAATATATTCAATTTACACAATGGTTCAAGAGTTTACTTAAAAGCCTGTAAGCAACAGCCTAGCGACCCCTTATTTGAGAGATTTGGTAGTATGCAGATGACTAGAGGATGGATAGAAGAAGCTGGTGAAGTAGTAGAGAGTGCCAAGAGCAATCTATGGCTTAGTATAGGTAGATGGAAGAATGACAAATATGGATTAAAGAAGAAGATGTTAATCACTGCTAATCCTAAGAAAGGTTGGATGAAAAGAGAATTTGTAGACCCTTATCAGTTAAATGAATTAGAGCAAAATAGGAAGTATATACAAGCATTTGCTACTGATAACAAGTATCTTCCTGATGATTATATAGAAACACTAAGCTCAGAAAAGGATACTATTAGAAGACAGAGATTGTTTGAAGGAAACTGGGATTATGATGAAGAAATGGACAGTTTAATCAGTTATGATGCTTTAACAGACTGTTTTAGTAATACGATTGTTAAAGATAATCAAAAGTATTTAGTAATTGATGTTGCTAGACTAGGAAAGGATAAGACTACATTTAATTATTGGGATGGCTTAGAACTCTATAAAATAGAACAATTTAGCAAACAAGATATAGAAGAAACTAAAAAGAAAGCTAAAGAAAAGGCAGCAATAGAAGGAATACCATATAGTAATATAATGATTGATGAAGACGGAGTAGGTGGTGGTGTAGTTGATGGAATGTTTGGAGTTAAAGGTTTTGTAGCTAATAGCAGACCATTGGCGACTAAAACAGAAACTAGGACTAAGGGAGATAAGATAGAAGGAATGTTAATTCCTAAGACTAATTTCGTTAATTTAAAGGCTCAATGTGCTTGGAAACTAGCAGAATTGATTAATGAACATAAAATAGCAATTAAAACCTTAGATTATAGAGATATTATTTTAGAGGAATTAACAGCTCTTTTAAGGCAAAAGAAGGTTGATAGCGATTATAAATTACAATTAAAGCCTAAAGCTGATGTTAAAGAAGATTTGGGTAGAAGTCCTGATATAGGAGACCCATTAATATATAGGGCTTGGTTTGAGCTTAAAAAAGATGCTATTGATGAAGACCCTAACAAAGCAGAGCATATAATAACCCAAAGAAACTTAATGGAGCTTAATCAAGCAGACTTTAAGAAAGATTCTAACAAATAACAATTAATTTAAAATATTATGTATAAAGAAACAATAAACAATCAAACATTTGAATTTGAGAAGAAATTATTTACTAAGGTTAAAGGCTTTGTTTTAAGGTGTTATACTGATTTTGAGTTTGAAGATAAGAAGTTTCCAATAATGATTGAAAAATGGCATCCTAAAGGGTCTTTTTTATCTGAATTAACAAAAGAAATGAAACAAGAGCTTATAGATATAGCTATTAAAAAGATTGCTGGACTTAAAAAGAATAAAAAGTTTCTTATGCAACAAGCACTTTAATATGGGCTAATCCAATTGCAGGAACAGGTAGAGAGATAATTCTTGAGAACCTTAATTATGAATGTTTATCTTTACAGATTAGTGGTTCTTCTACTTCTGCATTAGTTCAACTTAATACTAAATAAAAATATGATTGACCAAACTCTTCAAGAACTTGTAAGAGAGTTAGAACAGAATTTTATTAGTGGCTTTGAAACTACTATATCTAGATATGTTCAGTTTGACTTATATGAAAACATTAATAAGATTGACGCTTATTTAAACAGCAAACATATATCAGGTGAAACTGATAGTAAAGACCGTGAAAAGCCTTTTTTTAATATCGTAACGGGGGCGGTTAACATTTGGTATAGAGCTACTGATATAGACACTAAAAACATAAGCATAAGAGCTACTAAATTAAAGAACAAGATTACAGCGTTCCTTGCTACTATTCTATTAGGAGATTGGATGCGTAAGACTAACTTTGGTGTATTTCTTAATGATTGGGGACGGACTTTAGCAAGATATGGTTCAGCAGTAAGCAAACACATTGAAAAAGACGGAGAATTATATAGTGAAGTTATACCTTGGAATAGATTGATAGTTGATGCAGTAGACTTTGAGAATAACCCTGTTATAGAGAAACTATGGTTTACTCCCTCACAATTACGCAAGAACGAGAACTATGACCAAGATTATGTCAAACAGTTAATAGAAAAGGCAGGTTCTTCAAGAGAAACTGCTGATGGTCAGAAAAAGGATAATCTTGATAATTATATACCTGTCTATGAGGTTCATGGTGAGTTATCACTCTCATACCTTACTGATATGGAAGATGATGAAGATGACTTTGAACAACAAATGCACGTTATATCTTTTGTTGAAAGCAAAGAAGATGGTAAACCTAAAAAGGATAAAGAAGGCAAGCAGATGTATGAAGACTTTACACTTTATAGGGGTAAAGAAACCCAAAACCCTTATCAGATAGACCACTTAATCAAAGAAGACGGTAGAAGTATGGCTATTGGAGCAGTAGAGAACTTATTTGAAGCTCAATGGATGGTTAATCATTCAGCTAAAGCCATTAAAGACCAGTTAGATATAGCTTCCAAACTTATCTATCAGACTTCAGATGGCAACTTTGTAGGGCGTAATGCTTTAAGCAGTATAGATAATGGGGATATACTTGTTTACGCTAAGAACGAACCATTAACCCAAGTTAATAATAACAGCCACGACATAACCTCATTACAGGCATTTCAAGGGCAATGGCAGGCTCTAGGGCGTGAAATTAACGGTATAAGCGATGCTATGGCTACAGGAGAGGTTAAATCAGGTTCAGCGTGGAGACAGACAAAAGCCTTATTACAGGAAAGTCATTCTCTCTTTGAACTTATGACAGAGAATAAAGGCTTAGCAATTATAAATATGATGAGAAAATATCATATCCCTCACTTCAAGAAAAAGATGGATACTACTGATGAGATTTCTGCTATATTAACAGAACAGCAAATTAAGCAAATTGATAAGATGTTTGTCCCTAATGAAGTTATAAGACAGATAAACCAAAAGAAAGTTAATACTATTCTTTCAGGTGAGTTATATGAGCCAGAACAGGAATTACTTGATACTGTCAATGTTCAACAAGGAGTAGAGAATGAGTTAAGCAATCAGGGTAATCAGAGATTTATAAGCCCGTCAGATATAAAAACTAAGACTTGGAAGAAAGTATTAAAAGATTTAGAATGGGAGCTTGATATGGATGTTACAGGTGAGAGCAAGGATACTCAAGGAGTATTAGAAACCTTAGGAACGCTATTGAACATACTGGCTTCTAAACAAGGTCAGCCATTCACAGAACAGGAAAGCGTAGTAATTAATAAAATACTTTCCCTTACAGGAGCTATAAACCCTATGGAGTTACCCCCTAGCACCCCACCACAGCCCACACAAGCCCCACAGGCAGTCCAACAGCCTATTCAACAACAAATACCCCAACAGGGATAATTAATTTATTTATCGGTGGTTATTCACCCAAAATTATGAAAAAAGAACAAACAATGCGTTACACGGATGAAGAGTTAGATTTAATTAAAAGCACTTTTAAGGACAACTTACCTTTATTAAAAGCAATTAGAAAAATATTCTTACAGATGAGAATTAGCGAGAGTGAAGAAGTAATTGTTAAGAAAAAGATTAAAGGTGATGTTTTAGCTTTAGTGCGTAAGTGTTTCTTACCGACCTTAGATGGAGATGCACCTATAAACCAAGTAATAGATTTATGGGTTACCTTAGATATAAGGAATTTACCAGCCCCAGATGCTTATCATTTATTAAAGGCAAGAGAGATAATAATTGATTATTTAGACCAACAGTTAAATAGTTTTAATGAAGGAGGAGTAGATATTGATATAAAGTTTAATAAGTTATCTACATTAGTTAACAATCCTGATACAGCCATTATTAATTTAACAGCAAGAAATACCATTGTCTTACATATTGAAAACTCTATTAATCAATTATATATTCTAGCTAATCAGAAAGAACTTACAAAAGAAGAACAGAAAGAGTTAGATAAAAAGAATAGCACTAAATAATATGAATAAATATTTTTCTTATCGTGAAGTTGAAGAAGAAACAAAAAAGAAAAATCCTAACTTATCAGAATTAGAAATAAAAGAAATAGTTAAGAAAATGGCGAGAATTTATATGTTAAATAGTAATAAATAACTATAACAGGCAAATAGCCAATCAATTATCGGTGAGGCAAATAGCCTAATAATTATGACAGAAGAAAAGAAGACGGAGGAGCAACTCCGTCACGATGTTAGAAGAGAATTTAGTTTCTCTGAAGAGACAGATAAAGAGAATATTGATAAAGCTCTTCAGATGAAAAAAGACCGTTATACAGCAACTCAACAGAAAAAACAAGCTCAAGAAGAGCTTGAAAAGGTAAAAAATGACCCAAATAAGGGACAAGTAAAAGAGCCAAAAGGCACACAAGAGGCAAATACGCCAAACTACTCTTTAAAAGACATTAGGTCTTTAGGCAAAGTTCACGATGACGATGTTGATAGAGTAGAAAAGTTTGCTAAAGCTGAAGGCATTCCTATTGCCGAAGCATTAAAAAATGATGATATGAAAGCAATTTTAGCAAATAGAGAAGAAAAACGAAAAACTGCTGATGCCACAAATACTGGCACAAGCAGACGTAGTTCTTCCAAGGTTTCTGATGAGACACTTCTTGAGCAATTTGATAAGGGTGAACTCCCAGAAGACACAGACAGATTAGCCCAAGCAAGAATAGCTCAAAAGAAATCTATGAGTAAAGGACTGAACAAATAGCGGTGGAGATATTCGTTTAGGTTATTGGTGGATTTAAGAAACTAACATAAACAAAATGGCTAATACTATCGGCACAAGCACTCTATCGGAGGTTTGGAGAATAAAATACTTTAAATCTACTTTAGAAGTTGCTTTGCGTAACGCTTTAGTTGCAGAAAAAGTTTGTAAGGTTGACAGGAGTGATGCTAAATATATTGCTAATCCTTATGGCAATCAGCCATCAGCGGCTATTGCTACAATGGCAGGAACTTATGCAGTATCTACAGTAACAACTGTTGATGACCCACTAACTGTAAGCGACCAAGTAACTTACGCAGAACATATTTATGAGTTTGAAGAAACTCTCTCAAGAGTTGACCTTTATACTTCACGAGTTGATGAGATGACTTATGCTGTTGCAACTATGATTGATAAGTTTGTCTTAAATAAAATTCTTGATTTAGCAGGAGAGTCTTATGATACTCCTGAAGGTGGTTTTACAACTCCAGGAAACATCAATAAGATTATTGGTGATTTAACAGGAAAGGTCGCAGGATATTCTACTGCTTATGGAGGTCTATTTTTAGTAATTGAAAATACTGACCTTACAGGCTTTATTCAAGCAGGAATGGGTAATGGTTTTTCTTTTGCTGACGCTGCTTTGAATAACGGTTTTGGTGGAGTTTATGGTGGTGTTGAAGTTTATGTTGTTAGAACTGGAACTTTCTCTACTGGAACTATTGGAACTTTATCAGCTACCAACTCTGGTCATAGATTATTTGGAGTTAAGAATGTAGCTCTTTATGCTGCTCCTCGTGGTGTTCAAATGGATGAAAAGAAAGTAACTCTAAAGACTGGACGTGAAGTATCTGTCTGGGCTAATATTGGAGCTATCTTATGGACTCCTAAGGTCAATCTTTTGACAGATATTACACTTGCTTAATTAACCTTAATTTTATGGAGAGTATCGTGGAGCTAAATTAATTAGCTCCTCCACCGATAAGCTATTTTTATTAGCTCTGCACAACTCTCCATAAATATAACTAACTAAAAATAATATGACTAAAAAAGAAATACAAGAAGAGTTAGTAGCAAAGGAAATTAAGTTTGATGATGGTGCTACTAAAGATGAACTTCTTACACTTTTGTCTGAAGAAGAAGTTGAGGTTGAAGAAGAGGAAGAGGAAGAAGTGTCTGCAGAAGACAAAAAATTAAGCCCATTTTTACAGGCTTATAAGAAACAAAATCCAAGGAAGTACAAAGCTAAAAAAGCCCGAGGCGAATTAAAAGGCTTATAACCAATAACAAAATGACTAAAAAACTTAAAACAGCCAGATTACAGATGTCCATTGCGATTGGTTTATTTCTTGTTGTATGCGTTATCGGTGCTGGAATTGGTACAAGAGCTTATATGTCTGATGAAGCTCCGCAAACAGTAATGGAGAATGTTACTATTAAAACATATAACGAAGCGGCTACAGTAACTATTGTAGAAGAAGAATTTGGGGCTGTGGTTAGTCCTGATATTGCAAGTCGTTATCTAAGCGTTAATGGTGATGTTACATTTCACATTACTGGGAGTTTTGCTGATGCCACAACTACTATTATAGCTATTGTTGACCCGTTTTTAATGGCTACCTCAACTGTGAATGAAGTTGCTGTTCTTAATGCAAATACAGCCAATGCTATGACAGGAGCTACTTCTACTGTTGAATTAGTAAGATTAAATGTTACTGGAGTTGCTACATCTACATATCAAATTCGTTGTGGAGCAGCGCCAGCTACTGGTAAAACAGCTTCAACAACAATAGATTATGAGATTTTGACTAGTGATAGTATTACTGCTTCAACATTTATTGGAGTAGTAGAAAATAATATTACTAGTTCTTATGGTGCTAAGATTGGTGGAGGTTCTGTTGCAAAGATACTGCTTACGCCAGTAAATCCATACCTTGTTTGTGTAGTTAGCTCAAGCGATAATGGAGCATTTACCAATCCAGCAAATACATTTGATGGAACTTATATGGTAAGGATTTCTAAAACAAGATTTTAACAATAACAAAATGAATAAACTCAAAAAAGTAAGAATACAAATGTTTATTTCAATCGGTTTATTTCTTGTTGTTTGTATTATTGGTGTTGGGCTAAAAGTAAGAGCTTATGTTTCAGAAAATTCTCCTAAAACAATAATGGAAAGTGTTAATATTGAAGTATTTAATGAAGCTCCTGAAACTCCTGTTATTGAAGAAGAGCTTGGTGCTATAGTAAGCCCTGATATTACTTCTAGATATTTAAGTGTTAATAACGATGTTACCTATCATATAACAGGAAATTTTGAAGATGCTTCTACAACTATAATGGTTATTGAAGACCCATTTAGGAGAGCAACATCAACAGATTCTGAAATTCCTATTGTGGGGACAGTCGGAGATGCTCTTGTTCAAACAGGAGCAACTTCAACAGTTGAACTTGTTAGGCTTAACATAACTGGCACAGCCACATCTACCTACACTATAACTTGTGGAGCATCTGCTACTAAGGGAGCAACATCAACAACTTGGAATATATTAAGTTCTGACAGTATCGCTACATCAACGTTTACTGGAGCAGTAGAGAATAATATTACATCATCCTATGGAACAACCATAGGTGGTGGTTCTGTATCTAAGATTATGATAGGAGCTCATCAACCATATCTGATATGTTATATTGCTACTGATTCAGACGACCAAGATAGAGCGTTTACAGATGTTGGAAATACATTTGACGGTGAATATATGGTAAGAATATCCAAGACAAGATTTTGACAATCGTAAATAAATATAGAGAGTGATTATTCGCTCTCTATGACTTATTTATAATTGAACTTTATGAAGTTTTCGAAATTTTCATTTATCGTAGCAACAATTTCTAATGCTACTCCTGCTGTTATCACTTCAGTTGCTCACGAGTTATATGAAGATGATGTTATTTGGTTTGAAACTACAGGAACTTTACCTACAGGATTTTCAGTTGAAACTGATTATTATGTTATCCGTGAAGGAATTACAGCTGATACTTTTCAGTTATCTGCAAGAAAGCAAGGAAGTCCTGTTGCTACCACAGCCGCAGGTTCAGGAGTTCACTCGTGGATTAAAACAAATAGAGCTAATTTAACGCCATTTACTCAAGATGCAAGATAAAAATATATGCCAGACATCATAAAAATTTTACCACCCAGACAGGGTATTTCTGCTTCACCTCACGTGGGCTTTGGTGATATTCACAATTTAGATATACATTCTAATCCTGGTATTGTTAGTCTTAATAATATATTGGCTAAGAAATCAACAACGGTAGTTGATGCTCAAGTAAAATGGATAGCAAGAGACCCTGATACTACTACTAATGTATTTGCTTTAGACAGTAATGGTGTTCTCTATAAGTCTGCTGATAGTGGTGCTACTTGGGCAGAAACTTCTGATAGGGGTGGAGCAGGACAAGGACTAATAGTTAAATGGGGTTATGTTTTTATTTTTGAAGATACCACTGTTGATGTAATGAAAATATCAGATAGTTCTTTTACTGATAATTGGATAACAATAGGAACAGATAGTTTATGGCATCCTGCTATTGTAAGTAAAAATGATGGCATAATTTATTTTGGTTGTGGTCGTTATATAGGTTCAATAGAAGAAGATACAACCTTTGACCCTGGAAATGCTGCTACCTATACAGTTACTTTAGGAACTTCGGCTTCAAACGCTTTAGATTTACCTGCCGATTATCGTATTAAATGCCTTGAAGAACTTGGTGATGACTTAATGATTGGCACTTGGCAAGGAACTAATATTTATGATGAGAGAATAGCTGATATATTTCCTTGGGACAGGTCGTCTGCTTCGTTTAATAAGCCGATAGTATTTGCTGAATATGGAATACACGCAATGATAAATGTCGGAAATTCCTTAACAGTCTTAGCAGGAATTGGCGGAACTATTTATAGATGTGATGGCACTAACGCTTATATTATAGGTCAGATACCAGAAGCAAGTATAGGTATTAAAGGCGGTAAATACATAGAGTATTATCCTGGCTCAATAATGAATTACAAGAATAAAGTTTTCTTTGGAACTGGAAATGGCGGAACAACAGCTATGGCAGGACAAGGTGTTTATTCTATATTACAAACAGGCAGGGGAAATGTTTTAACAATGGAGCATACAATTTCAACCTTAACTGACGGAGCTTATACATCATTAAAAGTTTCCGCTTTACTTCCTATTACCAGAGATACATTTTTGGTAAGCTGGGATATTTCTAATACAGCCACAATGACTATTGCCAATCCTGGCGTGGTAACTCTTGCTAATCATAATTTTATTGATGGCACATCTGTGCTTTTTTCTACTACAAGTGCTTTACCAACTGGAGTAACAGCAGGGACTTATTATTTTACATATTCAACAGGTGATAACACTTTTAATTTATACGATACTAAGGCACACGCTTTAGCAGGCGGAACAACAGGCAGGGTTACAACATCAGGTTCACAGAGTGGGGTTCATACTCTTAAATCTTATGGAATAGACCTTTCTTCTGCTACTTCTTTTGCTTATGAGGTTGATTATTCAGGATATTTTATAAGTCCTTTTTATACGATAGGAAGTGCTTTAGATGAAGTTAAGATAGGAGAATTAGAATATTTATTATCTGAACTTCTTAGAACAGATGAAGGACTTAAATTTGAATACAGACTTAATTTAATAGATGATTTTACTACAATAGAAACTCACGCTTATGCTGATGTTAATGTAGGAGCTGTTGATGCAAAAAGTATTATTACAGAATTACCTAACGATATTAAGGTAGCGAAACAAATTCAACTAAAAGTTTCTTTATTAGGCACTACGACCACAAGTCCTGAAATTAAAAGCATAACGTTAAAATAATATGGCAGAATATAAGCCTGAGTTCAATTATTATAGTGTAAATCTTGATATACAGACCCCTACATCCACACAGGAAAAACCAAGTTATAATATCCCTAATGTAGTAATCCCTTCAAAGAATATACCTGAATTACCAGCTTCTGAACAAATAACAACTGGAGCTGACTGGTCTGAAGTAGAAGATGATGACGGAAATAAACCAGCTGATAATGCAACAGATGATACTGCCGCTGATGCTGCTCAGGGGACTGCTAATTTAAGAATTACAACCTTTATTCAATCAGCTATCCCTACGTCTTTAGCAGCAGGAGACCTTTTTATAGATACAGATGATGGAAAGATGTATAGAGCTACTGGTATTGGAGACACTACCATTGAGGCTGGTAAATGGATTAGAGTTGACCTCGGTCTTTATCCAGAATTAATTGATGTTCTTAGTACTACAAATGCCCCTGCTGTTGCAGGTGCCACTGATGACACTGCGGCTAATCTTCGTGTAACTACATTTTATCAATCAGCAATTCCAACGTCTTTAGCAGCGGGTGATATGTGGCTAGACTCAGATGATGGTAAACTTTACAGAGCAACTGGTGTAGGTGATACCACTATTGAGGCTGGTAAATGGATAAGAATTGATACAGGTTTATATCCTGGGCTAATAGACGCTTTGCAAACTACTAACGCACCAGCAGCCGCAGGAGCTGATGTTACAAGTGCTAACCAAGCCGCAACAATTGCAAGTCAGGGAGCTTTAGCCACTCAAAACACAGCAGATTTCGCTACAGATGTAGATGGGGCGGAGAAGCCAGCAAATAATGCTACGGTTGGAGCAATAGCAGGGACTAATTTCACAGGGGCAGGAACTGATAATAATCAGGTTAGCGATGCAGGAGAGGTTGCCAGATTTTTAAGACAAATATTTGGTAATGGTTCAGATGGAGATGTAACTATTTTAACTCCGACAACATTAACCTCTGATATGTTTTATAACAATTTGACTGTTAATGATGATTTAGAAGCTGGTGGATATAGAATTTTTATAAAAGGAACATTGACAATAGCTACTGGTAAAACAATAAACAGAGTTGGAAATGCTGGCGGGAATGGTGGGAACGCAAGTGGCATAACCGCTGGGACAGCAAGTACAGCAGGAGCAGCTTTAGCTAACGGTTCAATCCAGGGTGCTCTAGCTGGTAATATTGGAGTAGCTGGGAATGATGGTAAATCACGAATGGGAAGTGCAAATGGAAGCCCAGGTGTTACTAATACTAATAATGGAGCAGATATTAATAAATCTTTAACAGAATATGATGGTAACGCTGGCGGAGCAGGTGGTAAAGGTGGAAATGCTTTAAATAATCAAGGTGGAGCAGGAGGAACAGGAAGCACTGCTGGCTCAAGGACAGGCACGGTTTATAACAAAATTGATAATGCTATCGCTGCTTATCGTTTAACTGATGACATACCATCTTTAGAGCAATTAAAAACAGCTCCGCAAAATGGTAATGGTGGGTCTGGTGGAACTGGTGAAATTTATGCATCAGGAATTGATGACAATGTTAGCACGGGTGGAACTGGCGGTTCAGGTGGAGGTGGAGGCAATGGTGGTATAGTAGTTGTTTTTGCTCGTGATGTAGTTTTAACTGGTAATATTTCCTCCAATGGCGGAGCTGGTGGTAATTCTGGTACGACTGCCCCCTCTGATGCTTCTTTACCAACAACAGGTGGTGCTGGAGTTGGGGGAAGTGGTGGTTCAGCGGGTGGTAATGGTGGAAATGGCGGTATAACTATTTTAGTTTATAATACAAAATCAGGAGCTGGTTCTGTTTTGGCTGACGGTGGAGTAGGCGGGACTGGCGGGACTGCTGCGGTGGCTGCTACCA